TTGCCTCTGGCTGAAAAAACAGCGCAGGATTTGGGCGGATGGTTGTCCGGCATGTTTGGGGGCGATTTAGATCTTCGAGTGGATACGGAAGGTATCCCGGCGCTTGCAAGTGAACGCGAAGCGCACTGGAATCGCGTCGGAACCGCTGAATTCCTGACAGCAAATGAAAAACGCGAAGCCTTTGGCTATCCACCGCTGGAAGAGGAGTTTTTACGCGATGACTGATCCAAACAGTGGCTCTTCCCTAATGCCATTGATTCCCGAAACTGTGTGGCTGTTCATAGCGAAATTAATTGGGGCCGTTGCGGGATCGGCGGTTTCAATTGCCTATCTTCTGCCGAAGGGAAGACGAGAGGCCGCGTTGCGATTCGCAATTGGCCTGACTGCAGGTTTGATTTTCGGCACGGCTGCCGGGTTGAAGCTGGCAGATGAAATCGGCATTTCGGACCGGATCACAACGTTTGAAATGACACTCTCCGGCGCTGCACTTGCAAGTGTTTGCGCATGGTGGGGTTTGGGCATTCTGTCTCGCATAGCAGGCCGGATCGCAAAGTAAGACATGAACATGGAGAATAAAATGAAGGCGAGCGGCTATCTGGCGCAGCGTGAAACCAAACGCATGGATGTTGAACTGGAAACCGTAAAACTCAACGGTAGTTTCTCTGGATATGCGAGCCTGTTTAACGAAGTAGACCAAGGTAAGGACGCGGTGGCGGCGGGCGCGTTCAAGACCTCTCTGCAAGGCCGGAAAGCATCCGACATCCGCATGCTGTTCCAGCATGACCCGGACCAGCCCATTGGCGTGTGGAATACAATCCGCGAAGACCGGAAAGGGCTTTATGTCGAGGGGCAGATTACTCTTGGTGTCAAACGCTCTGAGGAAGTTCTGGAACTGATGCGTGTAGGTGCGATCGACGGGCTGTCGATAGGCTTCAAAACCAAGCGGGCGAGAGTGAATCCGACAACCAAGGTACGATGGATAATGGAGGCGGATCTCTGGGAGATTTCGATCGTAACCTTTCCGCTTTTAGAGGCTGCGCGGATTGAGAATGTGAAATCGTCCTGCGACGCCTCACATCCGTCCATTCGAGAATTTGAGCGATGGCTGACGCGGGATGCGGGCCTTTCGCGAAGTGATGCCAGATGCCTGTTGGCAAATGGATATCACGCGCTGGGTCGCAAGCATGACGCTGCGACTTTTGAACCCCTCGCGAATAAATTTCGCAAGGCAACCAAAACCATAAAATCAAGGATTTTAAGATGACAATCCAGACACAACGGGCACCGGAAGCCAAAGCTGCGACCGGCGAAGCTCAGGGCGTCGCAGAGGCATTTGATGAATTTATGCAGGCCTTCGAAGCGTTCCGAGAAGCAAACGATGAACGCATCGCCCAAATTGAAGATCAGGTTGGCGAAGATGTAGTAACCGTCGAAAAGATGAACCGCATCAACCGAACGCTTGATGAACAAAAGTCTCTCATGGACCGTCTGTTGATCAAGGGGAAACGTCCGGCAATCGGTGGGAATAGTCCGTCCTCGTTTGCAGGCATGGAACATAAACAGGCATTTGATGCCTATGTGCGCAAAGGCAATGAACAAGGTCTGCGCTCCTTTGAACAAAAGGCACTTTCTTATGGCTCTGATCCCGATGGTGGATATCTGGTGCCGGATGAAACATCTGTAGAAATTGGTCGACGTCTCGCGCTCGGTTCGCCGATCCGCAGCATTGCGGGCATCCAGTTGGTTTCGTCTTCTGTGTTCAAGAAACCGTTTGCAGTGACCGGTCCTGCTACCGGATGGGCAGCAGAAACCAAAGTTCGTCCGGAAACAGCATCGCCAACATTGTCGGAACTTCAGTTCCCGACCATGGAGCTTTATGCCATGCCGGCGGCAACCTCGCAGCTGCTGGATGATGCGGCGATTGACATCGACGCCTGGATTGCCGGTGAAGTGGAGCAAGCCTTTGCTGAACAGGAAAGCGCAGCTTTCATCAATGGGGATGGGGTGAACAAGCCTCGTGGTTTCCTCACCCATACGACCGTTGATGAAGCCAGTTGGAGTTGGGGCAATATCGGTTACGTTCCAACCGGCGTCGATGGTGACTTTGCTTCAACCGATGCTTCGGATGTTCTGGTCGATACAATCTATGCATTGAAAGCGGGTCATCGTCAGAACGCAAATTGGGTCATGAACCGCAAAACACAGGCTGATATCCGTAAACTGAAAGATGCCGACGGCAACTACCTGTGGCAAGCACCTGCAGCAGCGGGGCAACCAGCTCAACTGATGGGCTTTAATGTGGTTGAAGCAGAAGACATGCCGGATATGGCAGCCGATGCCCATGCCATCGCATTCGGGGATTTCAATCGTGGATACCTGATTGTGGACCGAGCCGGCGTTCGTGTTCTGCGCGATCCTTACTCTGCAAAACCGTATGTCCTTTTCTACACCACCAAACGCGTGGGCGGTGGCGTACAGGATTTTGACGCAATCAAACTTGTGAAATTCGGCACCACCTAGACGTCCTCCTCCCTCGTCTGGGTACTCCCGTAATGGGTGTGCTGAACCACGGCCCTGTCTTTTTGAGACGGGGCCGTTTCTTTTTCCAAAGGATTATTATGGCCGTTTCAGTGATTATACCTCCCGTTGCTTCGCCGGTGACGTTGTCTGACATAAAGCAACATTTGCGCATTGATCACGATGAGGAAAACGACTTCCTTCTCGCTCTTTCACAAGCAGCGGTTGACTATGTGGAGACTCACATCCGCCAATCCCTGATAAATCGAACGCTCCGTCAATATTGCGATGACTTGCCGGCTACCAACCGGATTGTAATTGAAGGATGGCCGGTCACAACGGTTGTCGAGGTATCAGGATACAATACTGCAGGCGACATACATGTCATTGATCAGAGCACATATCGTCTGGTCAGGGATCATGTGTCGACAGAGCTGGTTTTCGACCCTGCAATAAACCGCGACATGATTGTAAATGGGATCGAGATTGATTTTGTGTCGGGGTTTGGCGACATGGGTCTCGATATTCCATCCAATATCTTGCAGGCAATAAAGCGGATCATTGCGCATTGGTATGAAGTAAGAGGCTCTGGCCAGGAGGGAGGCGAGGCTAGTCTGCCCAATGGTATCGATAGATTGCTGGCCCCGCTGAGGAGGGTTAGCTTATGATGGCATTAAGAAAAATGGATGCGGGTGACTTTAACCGCCAATTGACTGTTGAAAACGAAACAGAACTTCCCGATGGTCTCGGAGGCTTTGTGAACCAATACCAGTCGGATGGAACCATCTGGGCACACATTCGACCCGTAAGTGCCCGCCAGACCATCCGCGCTGACAATGATGTGGCTGAAATCACACACAGAATTATCTTCAGATTTCGTGCTGGCATTGTATCAGGAAGCCGACTTGTAACCGGCGCCAGGCGGTTTGATGTTCTGACCGTGCGCGATGTCGATGAAACCCGTCGATATCTGGAATGCGAATGTGTTGAACGCACATGAGCAGCGTTTCATTTAAAATCACACAACTGGACCTGGCCAGGGTTTTGGCGCGGTTTTCGAGGTCAACAACACGCCAGAGTTCCCTGAGCGGATCAAAGTCCGCTGCCGGTGGCCGGGCTAAAACCCGGCGCAAATTGCAGCGTTTGAAACGAGGAGTTTCCCAATGACCCATCCAGCAATTGCGTTGCAAGAAGCAATGTATTCTGTTCTGAAAAATTCTACTGAACTGGTTGATCAGTTGGGTGGGGATCGGATTTTCGACGATGTGCCCAGAGGGGTTCGACCACCCTATATCGTCTTTGGTGAGATGACCCACAATGATTGGTCTACCGGAACCGAACAGGGGATGGAGCACTTTATCTCGCTTACTATCTGGTCGAGAGAAAAGGGACGGAAACAAGTTCTGCAGCTTGCCAATCACGCGATTGAGGAACTTCTTACTACTCCCATGCAACTCACAGGACATTCGCTAGTCAACTTGCAGCATGAGTTCACCG